GGATGTGACCAGTTGGCACTCCGAACTCATTTTATGCAGCTACTTCTGCAGCTGGTGTTCCGTCCTCATATTTATCATCTTCAAACCAGCCAATATGCGCGGATTTGCCGTCAAACTCTTGGGGAACTCTACCCAGATACCCGTTTATTTTATCGAGATTAAACGTGGTCAAAATACACCGCCAGCTTTTCGGAATGATGCCCGCTCTAAACTTCCGCCAATATACGCCACAGACGCACCAGCAATTGACAGTAAAGCGCGTAACTGAATACCATATCCTGTAGTAGATAGCCAGTATTGATACGCGTTTTTAGCTGGTGGAGGGGTTAAGCTAACAGACACGCTTCCCTCACTTGATCCAGTAACAACCACGCTAGTTTGTCCTGCATTTAACATAGTAAACGACTTGGCAAGATGCGCCGTCATTAGATACAACGCAAATAATAATTGAGTGCCAGCCATTGCCTGCCCGTCGTCTGGACTCATGTACTGACCTGCCATATTCCAGTAATTTGTTATTGTTGCGTCTGGGTATGTTGTGACATTAGAAAACTCAGGGAATTGCGCCCTAAAATCAGAGATTACAAGAACCTGAGTTGTCATGATTAAATCAAGCCTATGCTATGCACAGTCGCGCCAGTAGAATTAGACGGAAAATCTGAATCTGTTAGCGGTGCGCTTTTGTCTTTTGTCTCCATGTCGGCAGCTACCTTTTCAGGATCGGCTTTTGCACGTTCAATAACTACAAAGCCATTATCTGCATGGATTTGAAATACTGGATTAGCTGCCAATACCTCAATATCGTTTTCATCTATTTCAGTCATTACACCCAGCGGGGTGATTAGACGGTCGTTAGCGACACCAGTGCCTCCCTTGATAAATATGCTCCGCTCTTCTGTTGGTAAGTCATTATCTGCTTTTGACCATACGATATAACGCTGGTCATTCGTCAGAGTAGAGAATACATAAGCCTTATTCCCAGATACTAAGTTAGATGTTTGCTCTATTACTTTGCGTGGACGTGCCATTTTTTGTCTCGTTTGTTTAATTGACGCTTTATATTAGCATATTTTACACGTTAGCAGAAATACGCCCTAACTGGTTTTAATCAATTAGGGCGTTACTACTATCAGATACCGCTGTAACGAACTACTGCGTAAGGACGTTTGAGCATTACACCCGCAGTTGCGTTGGCATAATCTTCAACGTATGCCTTGCTTTGCTTTTCTACGCCAAGAGATTGGAACTTAGCAGGAACAACTTGTATCCATACACGGCTATCATCACTGGCACCATCTTCAACACGTTCAGCGTACATATAGAACACGTTTGCGCCGCCGTTTGATTGGTTCAGTTGAGGCGCGGATATAATACGCATCTTTGGGTATGTCTTGCTAATCCAGTCGCGCACGCTTACACCAAAATCAGAAGTGACAGACAGATACTGATAACTGTTTGTTGGAACAGCCAATGTTATTTCCATGTCTTCTGGGTTGATGGTGTCTTGTGATCCAGATTGCAATGCTGCCGCAGCGGTACGAATATCAGCGTTAATCTCGCCAAAGGTTTTTTTGCTCCATGTGGTGAATGTTGATACGCCAGCAGGAACTGAACCATAAGCAGATAATGCAGGGTCATTCAAAAATCCGTATGTACGGTTAGCACCTGAGTTATACCCGTAGAAGCCAACAGCGTTACGCTGGATTTCTAAAGCCAATGCAGCCGCGCCGCGTTTTTCAGCCGCCGCGTTAATTCGGATGCGTGCGGTGCGCGCTTCTTCCAATGCTCCAACTTTAAAGCCTTTTTCAAAGCGCACTATGGTACGACGCTCGAAATTGGTATTAAAACTGGAAAAAGGAACATTGCTATAATCGCCGTATGGCACTGCGTTACCAATTGGCTCTAAAACACCTTGGACGCATTCTTCATCTTCCCAAGCACCTGAAGATGAGATGCCACAAAAATCATCGATTTTTCGGGCTGCGGTAATTGTGTTTACAAACCCAGGTAGCCAGTTTTGCAAGAATTGCACTGGGGTATTGATAGATGCAGTTGTGATTCCGCCTTGCTGGTCATCCATTGCCATCGCATCCATAGCGTACTTAGCCATAGCTGCGACTTGCTTGCGTGGGAAGTTAATACCCAAGGATTCCAGTGCCAAATAATCAGCGCAATCGTCGGCGGTCATTTGCACCGAACCGACTTTGCGTGCGTCGATATGACTACGTTCTACTGTTTTCATTCTTTTACCTCTCTTAGTTAGTCAAACGAGCTGCGGTTAAGCCTGCTACGGATGTGGGATATTGATAAATGACTGTGTTTGGCAAGAGTGCGTTAGTGTTGCCATAAGCCGCGCCTGGGCGAACCGCGCTCAACTGGCCAGTGATTACGTTATACACAATCACGTCGCCAATTGCCGCCGCTGTTGCGCTTGCAATTACGATAGTACCCATCGTCAAGAATGAGGACTGCGAAGCATCTGCAACCGCAAGAGTTGGTGTCAATGTTCCAGATAATGTACCAGTTAAAGACTTGTCTTTTGGATTGACCATAACGCCAGCCAGCACTGTGTTCGTGCCACCTGAACCTGTTACCGAACCAGATGTGAAAGTCTGCGAAGTTGCTACGGTATAAGTACCAGTACCACCAGCGCCAGTTAAGTAACCAGTCACAGCGCAAGTGGTTGTAATACCCGCTAAGTTTTGCCCGACTTGAATAGAACCCGACGCAACTGCCGTTACTGTCATAGTAGTGCCACTAATGCTTGCGGTAAATGACGATGCGCCTGTACCGATTACGCCACCAGCTACAGCGATATTGCTTGATGCAGATTTGGTGAACGAATAACCGATTACGTTAGGTGTTGCGCCGTTTGAGTTGACGATAAGCGAATCAGCCCGCATAGGACCATCCACAAGCAGTTCACCTGGCACACCAAAGCCAAGAGTGATATTTACACCAGATTGAAAACTCATTATTTAGCTCCTAAGTAGCGGGTAATAAAGTTACCCTTGGTTTCTTTAGCGTCCATTGCTGTTTTAGCAGATTGAACACCCTTGCCAGCCAAGTAAGCATCGAGGAAGTGAACTTGGTTTGCGGCTTTTGGTGCTGTTACGCCTAACTTGCCAAGACCGTATTTTGCCATTTTATCCAAGTCCATATCAGCACTATCAAACGCGCCGATGTGAGCGGATAAGCTGGAGTACAATTTAGCTTTAGCTGCAATGCGTGATTCTACTGATTTCACAATCATTTCAGCGTCCATTGCTTCGGCTTTTTCTTCCTTATCATCTTCTTTAGCTTCTTCGGCTTTTTCTTCCAATTCGTCCTCAACGATAGGATCGTCAGCAACTTCACCGCCTTGTCCGTTAATCAGTGCTTGTAATTTTGTGATTACTGGCATGATTTGCTCCAGTGCTGCCGTGGCTTCTTCCAGCGTCATGCTCGAAGCCTCCACGTTTTCTTTTTCTTCCATTTGAAACTCCTTTGCGTCAACTGTAAAACTAAAATGGTCTAAGACCGCCACATCAGACCCCATGCGTCCTTTGTCCACAAGTGCTAGATGATTACCTCGAATGTCGCGCTGTACTGCGTCGTATGCCTCGCCCTCAAATGTGCCAGGCGTAAACTCATACTTGCAACGATACCCGCATGATAATTCTTTTTTGCCAGATTCGATTAACGTGCTCATCGCCTCTGAAAATACCTTTATGTTTCCGTACAGTGTGTCATTACGGAAATAAACATCTTCACCAATTACGCCCTGGATACCTTTACGTTCGGCTGGGGTAAGTCCAGCGTCCTCATTGCCAAGCATTACGTGGTTATCTATCCACGGAATGAGCTTAAACGAGTCTAGGCATTCGGCTGTTGATAGTTCTTCGGCTGGACGATAAACGCGGTAAATTCTATCTGCATGTTCTGCGCCAATCTGTGCGCCTGAATATGAGAATATGCCGACTTTAGATAGCGGATTGTTCTTGACTTCAAACCATCCGTTTGTGTCAAAGATACGCTCGTCCATCGTGAGAACGTCAGAAAGAGAGGAACTGGTTAGCTCCTGCGCTTGAGTGTTGATAGTGTCGTTACTTGCTGTCATTTTGTATTCGGCGCATCCCTGCGTTAGAATAATTCCCGTTATACATTAAAAATAAACTGTGTCAACATTATTTTGTAAATTTTACGATAGGTCTAGCATTGCATCTACAATTGGGTAATTCGCCTGGGTTGCCATACACCTCCTCACCGTACATATCTCCAATATACGGCGGGTGAGCATACTCTTGTATTGTACCGTTAAGTTTAACATGTAACTGGCGTGGGTGGCTTCCGCCGCCGCTGTGTATCCATTCGTAATGGGTTATGCCAGCATTACGCATCTTGATTTCCGTCATTCCCGTGTACGCTTTGCGGGTTTGGTCTAACGCAACAAGTCGTGCGTGCTTTATATTGCCGTTATACATCTTATTAAGATAGGGGATTAAGTCTTGCAGTCCATTCCCTCCAACTATAGAACGCATTACCTGCCCCTGCACGTCAGACAGATACTTTTGCGGGATTAGCTTAATCAAACTAGCTGCTTGCTGGGTTGACGCTTTCATTATCTCACGGGTACGCTCGTCAATATCCACCGCTTTGATAGTAAAGTCCTCGCTTATTTCCTTGAGTGACAATCTCGCAGTAACAGTCGCATTTTTAAGCGTATCGTTTACCATTCGCGCTGATTCTTCGTCAGCCAGTTTACCGAATAGCGGAACGTACTTAGTCATCACGGCATTAAGCCTGATTCGTGCTTGACTTGCTGGACTTGCATCCATAGCCGTGCCATCCATACCAACGGCGTACACGCTACGGACTTCGAGCTTAATCTCTTGCGCCATATTCGTGATTAGCTTCGTGATAGCATGTTCAAACCTGATTCGGATTGATGCCGAAGGGATTAGAACGCCGCCGCGCTTAATGTTATTTGGTTTCATTTTCACCCGCTGGCACATCATCATCGCCCAATTCGTTGTAGCCTGATTCTTTGTCCTTGGCTACCCTTGCGCGTTCGTCCTCGCTACTGATTGCACCAGACGCGATTAGTGCAGCGCCCACTTGTGCCTT